CGGAGCCATGGCCACGTCCACGTTGGCCACGGTCGATGCCTAATCGACCAACCGTTGTGAATCTGAAAACGGGCGGCCATTGTGCCGCCTGTTTTTATTTTGCATCATGTTTGGTAAACGGATTTCATACACACGAACGGGAACGTCCGTGGACCTGGACAACGTCGTGAGCGTGGCAGAACTCAAAAACTTTTTGAGGATAGAACACAGCGCCGACGACACATTGTTGAGCCACATTCGGGCCGCCGCGGTGGCCTATGTGGAAGAATACACCAACACGGCGATTGGCAACAACACGTTTGTTGGATATGCGCCAAATTGGTCGCCTGTGGCCCTGCCCGTCGGACCTGTTACGGAGGTCTCCGCCGTGGCCTACCTGGCCAACAATGGGGGAACCTACACCGATTTGGGAACGGGGTTTTATTTCACAGACACCGACGCCCGCCCGGCCCGCATCCGGTTTGTTGATGCACCGACATTGGCCGACGATGAATTGAACCGCGTTAAAATCACATGGCGCGGAGGATATGCGGACACCGCCGTTCCATCGACCATCGTTCATGCCATCTACATGTTGGCGGCGAACATGTACGAACAGCGCCAACCGGAGGTGGTCGGCACCATTAGTTCGGCAACACAATTTGGTGTGGCGGCCCTGTTGGCTCCACACCGCATCATTTACGCCCAATGAGAATTGGTAAAATGGACCGCCGCGTTCGGTTCCTGCAACGGGTGACCACGCGGGATGCCTACGGCCAAATGGGGCCGGGATGGTCCGCCATCCTGGACGCCGCGGACGTGGAGATTGGGACCGTGTGGGGTGACGTCATCCACCGGGGTTCAGCCAGGGAAAAGAATTTGGAAGGGAGTATTTTTCCGGAATCGGAAATTGCCGTTGTAATCCGTGACCCACGCGGCGCGTGGACATTGGATAGAACCATGCGGATTGAATACAACGGAGACACCTTCGACGTTGTGGGATGGCACGAAATAGGCCGGAACGAAGGTTTCAGGGTTTATGCCAAAATGGTTCGGGAGTAAATGGGCGCAATGAAACGACAGGCCACCGGAGGGGGTGGGGGAGGGGCCGCACCCATCGGGGTGGAGTTCCACACACAGTTGGCCGCAAAACGCGTGGCCGAAATGACCGGGACCCTGCGGAAGTTCAAACGCCTGAAACGACACCAAATCGAGAACCTAAACAAAGACGTGGCCCGGTCCGGAGTTCTGGCCATGCGGCGTCGGGTTCGCGATTATCACAAAACCATTGTGGTGTCCGGTCGCAAATCGCCAAAAGGCGGACCCGTCGAAATTCAGCCGGGAACCCTTCGCCGTTCAATTATGGTTATGCAACCAAAAGACGGAACGAACGTGTGGATGGGGGTTCACTCATCGCAACTTTCCGGCCGGAAGGCTTATGGACGTTCGGACGGTTGGTTTGGTCACATTGTCCAAGGCGGGGACCAGTTTTTTGGGGCCGGAGTCAACAAAGGTTTTTGGTCCAACAACATTGAGAAGGTCAAAAAAGTGATGTTCAAACGCCTGTTGAGGGACTACGGAAATTTGATTGGAAAAACATTGGAACAGCTATGAACGCAGGACGTGCCATCTATGAAATTTTGACGACCGACACGGACCTGGCCGCGTTGGTGTCCAATCGCATTTTCCCGGAGGCCGCGCCGGAGGGTGTGGAATCTCCGTTTGTGGTTTACAGCGTTCAGAGCGTGGAACCCATCCGGGTGAAAAACTCCACGTCCACCATGGACACGGCCAATTTTGAGGTCTACACATCGTCCATCGACTACGCGGAGGCCATGAGTATAAACGACGCCATTCGAACGGCCATGGAGCGCCGTTCGGGTACGTTCTCAACCGTGGCCATTGATTCGGTCGAATACATCGATGAGAACGTGGAATTGGATTTTGAGTCCAGGGAATATGTTTCCGAACTCCGGTTTCGTTTGCGAATCGCCCGGACGGGTCATGTGTCCACGTCGTCCACCATTGTTCCGTTGGGAATGAATGTCCGGGAGACGGACGAAACGGACGTTCAGTTTGTCAAAACAATGGTGTTCCCCGACACGTCGTTGAGCGTGTCGGAACAAACCGCCACGGTGACGTTTACAACCGGGGGTGGGGGAGGGTCCGCCGATGTTCAAATGGTGGGGGCCTCCATGACGTCCACCACCGCCACGTTCAATGCCACCGAAACACAAATTCCGTTGGGTTCGGTGGACATCGACACCGGGTCATCGTGTCAAATATCCAATGGCAAATTGAGGGTGGGGACCGCCGGGACCGCGTCCGTGTCTGTCCACCTGGTTTGCCGTGCAGATACAAACCACCAATTGCCCCACGTCAGTTTGTACCATGGGGACCGGGAGTTAATCGAATGCACCGGGTACATAACCGGACAACACGGAGACGACCACACGTCATTGTCGGGAACGGTCATGGTGACATTGGCCGCCAACGACCTGTTGGAATTGAAGGGATACAATGACGGCGGCAACAACACCATTGCGGTGGACTTTGCCACGGTGTCTTTTGTCATGTTGGAATGATTACATTTGAACCCATGTGGGATTTTATCCAAGAGAACTTTTTCGCGATTTTTTCGGCCGCTCTCATTTTTGCCGATGTGGTCGTGTCATTGACTCCGACGAAAGCGGACGACAGGGCATTGGGATACATCCGGGCAATTTTTGGCGCCCTGTTTGGAACCGGGAAACGCAAACAAAAAAAATGAATCCATGCCCGTATTGAATGGAACAAATTTGGTTCTGTCCACGGACTCCGTGGCGGACAACAGCCAGGTGGATGTGACATTACAAAGTGAAGTTTCGATTTCCTTTGAAATGGAAGAAATTGACGTTACGTCGAAAGCCGACGGAGGAAACAAAACATTGATTCCGGGCAAACGCTCCGCGTCGGTTTCGTTTAGTGGTTTTCTCGATGACACGGGAACCAACAATTGGTTTTCGTTGCTCTCTCTGTGGGCCGGAGATTCCGGGGAATGTTCCATTGTCGTGACCGACGACAACGTGTCGTTTTCCGGTGAGGCGGTTCTAACCTCTTTTGAGGTGTCCGCGGGCGTGGAGGATTCCACCCAGGTTTCCGGTTCGTTTGTGTTCAACGGCAACGTGACAATTGCCTAATTTGTGACCCATGAGCGTACTTAATGGAACCGACATCAAGTTGAAGCGGGCAGGGTCCGAAATCACTCTTCAAAGTGAATGTTCGATTTCCTTTGAACGGGAAGAAATCGACATTACATCCAAAAGTTTGGGTGGGGTCAAAGGTGTGATTGCCGGGAAGCGGTCCACCTCTGTTTCGTTTAGTGGTTTTCTGGACACGTCCGGCACGCCGAACTACAACGAAATTTTGGCCGATTGGACCGCAGGGACGGCGACCACATTTGAAATGACCAACGGCACGAACGACACCACATTGGTTTCGTTCTCCGGTTCGTGTGTCCTGACCTCTTTTGAGGTGTCCGCGGGCGTGGAGGATTCCGTACAGGTGTCCGGTTCGTTCAGCGTAACCGGGGCCGTCACTCTCGACAACGACGGGTCTTGATGGAAATTCAATTGGGTGAAAACGTGTTTCCGCTCCGTGCGGACATGTTGGCCATCAAAAACGCATTGGACGAACACGGCGTGGCAATTGAAAAATTGGACGACGGTTCGTTGGTTCAGGTTGGAACATTGGTGTACCATTTCGCCCGTCGGGGTTGTGAGGTGCGCCGCGTTCAATTCGACCATTCGTTGGACGATTTTTTGGGCCTCATTGAGGTGAACCAAATTCAATACCTGGGTGAAATCGTGGGCGACCTGTTGGGCGCCGACGCGGAAAAAAAAAGGTGAGGAAGGCGAACCGTTGACGTTCGAAAAACTAATGGAAACCGGGTTGGGCCTCTGTGGGTTCGACCCGGTTTCATTTTATGCCATGACCGTTCCGGAACTGATGGCCGCCGCACGGGGCAAAATGGAATTGGTCGAAATCCAATGCCGGAACAATTGGGAATGTGCGCGATTTTTGGCCACGGCGGTTTTGCAACCACACGCCCGAAAAGGTAAACGAATCAAACCAATGGATGTGGCCACATTCCCATGGGAGGAAAAACGCGAAATTGACCACAAAGAATTGGTGGAGCAGATAAAGAAATACAACGCACATGGCACGAACTAAGGACCTGTTGGTGGGCGTCGGCCTGTCAACA